CGATCCGCCTGCCACCGCTCGCCAGTCCGATCCGCCTGCCACCGCTCGCCAGTCCGATCCGCCTGCCACCGCTCGCCAGTCCGATCCGCCTGCCACCGCCGCGCGATTTCCGCAGATTTCCGCCGTTCTGTCCGTTTCCGCCTGCCGCGAACGGCGCCGCCTTGCACGCGATTCCGCAGATTTCCGCCATTGTGAACGCCGCCGCCGCCGCCCATGCGCGCCGCGCATCGGAAAAACCGCAGATTTCCGCCATTCTTGCCCGCCGCCGCATGGGCGACGCGCCTGCCGATGCGTGAAAAACCGCAGTTTTCCGCCATTCCGGGCAGGGGGGTTTCGCTTAGGCACGGAAAACCTTCCGTGAACCGTGGTGGGGCGTGAAATTTTGGATGGCACGATAGAGGCAGGGGGGGTCAAACCGAGGAAAACCGCCGGGCAAGCCATTTTGCCACCCGCGAAATGAGCGGGCAGGCCATTATGCGAGCCTGAAACCGGAAGGAATCCGATGTCCGCCGAGACCGAAGACGACCCGACGATGGACAAAGACCGCATGCGCGAACTGTTGGCCAAGATCGGCTGGTCGCAGCACGAGTGCGCGCGGCGGTTGCACGTCGATAGCTCCGTGGTGAGAAAGTACTGCCGAGGCTACTACAAGATTCCCGACAACGTCGGCGTCTGGCTGGAGCGGCTGGCCGCGATCCCGGAGTTGCAGACGCTTCCCGAGGGCTGGGAAGCCTGGGACCAGGCTGCCTGACATGGCAAGCGGCCGAAGCGCGGTCTTCTACGCCTCACCGGCCTGGGGGCGCCTGCGAGCAGCCTGCCTTTTTGACGCCGGAGGATGGTGCTCTGTCGAGGGCTGCCGCAGGCGGGCAGTGGTGGCCGACCACATCGTAGCGCGGCCGCACAGCCCCGTCCTGACCGCCGCTGACGTGCCATCCAACCTGCGCGCCCTCTGCCAGCAGCACGACGCCCAGGTGAAGGAGCGGCGCGGCGTGCGGCGGAACGACGGGGAGTTCTTTCTACGCGGCGCCGACTGCGACGGCTGGCCGCTCGACCCGAAGCGCCGATGACCCAAGGTAACGAATGCCCGGCCCGCCCCGCAAACCGACCGTCCTGAAACTCATCACGGGCAATCCGAGCGGCCGACCGCTGCCCGCCGCCGAGCCGATCCCCGAGCCGTCGCTTCCGGCCGTGCCCCCACACCTGAGCGACGAGGCAAAGGTCGAATGGGACCGCGTCGCCAACGAGATGCACGAGCTGGGTATGCTAACGCGGCTGGATCGCTCGATGCTGGCGGCCTACTGCCAGGCCTACTCCGACTGGATCGAGGCGGAGCAACACCTGCAAAAGTACGGCCGGGTGATGAAGTCCCCGATGAAGACGACCACGCGCACGGTGCGCGGCGTCACGACCACCGAAACCAGCGGTGGCTATCCGATCCAGAACCCATATCTGGCGATCCGCAACCGCGCGCTCGAATTGATGCACCGCTTCGGCGCCGAGTGCGGATTGTCGCCGGCCAGCCGAACAAGGGTATCGACCGACAGTGGCAAAGCCGCCCCGACCAGGGACAAAGCCGCCAAGTACTTCTGACGATGACCCGGTCACGGCCTGGGCGCGTGCCGTGCTGGCGGGCCACGTCGTCCAGGGTCCGCACGTCCGCAACGCCTGCCGCCGCCACCTGGACGACCTGAAGGCTGGGCCGAGCCGGGGGCTCGCGTGGGATTTGGCGGCCGCCATGCGCGCGATCAACTTCTTCCCGGACGTGTTGTGCCTCGGCGGCGGGCAATTCGAGGGCACGCCGTTCGAGCTGCACCCATCGCAGCAGTTTATCATTGGCAGCCTGTTCGGCTGGCAGAAGGCGAACGGGAAGCGGCGTTTCCGCCGCGCCTACATCGAGATCGGCAAAGGAAACGGCAAATCCCCGATGCTGGCCGGGATTGGACTCTACTGCATGTTGGCCGACCACGAGCCACGCGCGGAGGTCTACGCGGCCGGCAGCAAGAAAGACCAGGCGATGATCCAGTTTCGCCACGCGGTCGCCATGGTGGACCAGTCGCCGGCTCTGGCGAGGCGGCTAGTCCAGTCGGGGAGCAACCCGGTCTGGAACCTCGCCGATCTGCGCACCGGCAGCTTCTTCCGGCCGATTGCCTCGGCGGATGGTCAGAGCGGCCCGTCGGTGCATTGCGCGCTGTGCGACGAAGTCCACGAGTACCACGACGAGGCCACGATGGAGATCCTTGAGCGCGGCTTTAAGTGGCGGCGCCAACCGATGCTGATTATGGCAACTAACGCCGGAACGGATCGCAACTCCATCTGCTGGCGCGAGCATCAGCACGCGGTCGCCGTTGCCGCCGGCACGCGCACGCCGGACGAGACGTTCCAGTACGTGGGCGAGGTCATCGACGACGATGCGTTCGCGTTCGTGTGCGCGCTCGACAAGGGCGACGATCCGCTGACCGATCCGTCGTGCTGGGTGAAGGCCAACCCGCTGCTGGGAGCCACCGTGACGGAGGAATACCTGGCCGGAGTGGCGCGGCAGGCGCGCACGCTGCCCGGCAAGCTCAACAGCATTCTCCGGCTGCACTTTTGCGTCTGGACGGATGCAGCGGAAGCCTGGATGTCGCGCGCCACCTTGGAGCCGACGCTGGCCGAGTTCGACCCGGAGACGGCGCACGCCGGCGAGGATGTGTGGCTGGGCCTCGATCTGTCGGGAACGCAGGACTTGGCGGCGGTCGCGGCCGTGGTGAAGACCGGATTGGTGGACGTCACCCGCGACGACGGCACCGTGGTCAAGCTGCCCACCTTCGACGCCTGGATCGAGGCGTGGACGCCGGGAGACACGATGGCGGAGCGGGCGCTGCGGGATCAGGCGCCGTACGACATCTGGGCGGCCGAGGGCTACCTGCACGCCGAGACCGGCAAGACGATCCGGCTGGATTTCATCGCGGCGAGGCTGGCCGCGTTAGCGTCCATCTTCCGCGTCCGGCGGCTGGCATTCGACCGATATTCGTACCGGCGGCTGGAGGAAGAAATGGCCTTCATCGGCCTGTCCCTGGATGCCATCGAGCACCCGCAGGGCGGCCGCAGGCGCGGTCCCGCGCCCGAAGCCATGCTCGCCGAGGCGAAACGAAACGGCGTCGAAGCCCCGCAAGGGCTGTGGATGCCTGGCAGCCTGATCGCGGCCGAGAACCTTTTTCTGGAGAATCGCATCCGTATCGCCCGCAACCCTGTGCTGATCTCGGCCATCATGTCGGCCGCCATCGAGCGCGACCCGTTCGACAACCGCTGGTTCAGCAAGCGTCACGCGGTCGGCCGCATCGACGCGCTGGTGGCGCTCGCCATGGCCATAGGCGCCGCCACGATGGATTTGGCCGCGCCCGTCGTCTCGCCCTATGCCACGCGCGGGATTCTCGTCCTGTGAAGTGGCTCGCGGCCGTGCTGCCGGTGCTGGTGCGTGATCTGGCAGGCTTGGCTGGCGCCGCGGGCGTGTCCTATGGCTGCTGGCAGATGTGGAAGCCGCTCGGCTGGGTCGCCGGCGGGGCACTGCTGATCGCCGGTGCGTGGCTGATGGCGCGCGGAGGCGAGGCGCCCTGATGCGCGGCCTGTTCGGCTTGATGGCGCGGCAGTCTCAGAGGGCGAGCGCGGGCGTGCCGTCGTACGGCATGATCCCGCCCCTCGGCAGCGTGGCGACGGCCTCGGGCCTGCTGGTGTCCCAGGCCACCTCCATGAGCGTGTCGGCGGTCTACGCGGCCGTGACGACCCTCGCGCACGACATCGCGCGCTGCACGCCGTCGCTCGGCTCGCTCAACGAGGATGGTTCGCGCGACCTGGTGCTCGATCACCCGGTTGCGAAGCTGCTGAAGCGCCCGAACCGCATTCAGACGTGGTTCGAGTTCATGCGGGATTTAATCATCGGCTTCATGCTGCGCGGCAACGGCTACGCCGTGATCCTGCGCGATGGGCGCGGCCGCCCGGCGGAGCTGCTGCTTCTGAACCCGGACGCGGTGATGATCCTCGAAGCCGTCGACGGCTCCATATTTTACCAAGTGAACAGACTTGGGCTGTTCCAAATCCAAATGCTGTCGAACACCCCGCTGTGCATCCCGGCCGAGGACGTGCTGCACCTGCGCGGACCCTCGTTCAACATGCTGGTCGGAGCCAGCACGATCGGACTGGCGCGCGACAGCATCGGCCTTGCCATGGCGCAGAGCCAGCAGCAGAGCCGATGGATGGGAAACGGCGCAAAGCCGAGTGTCATCCTCGAAACGGCGCGCACACTCTCGGTGCCGGAAGCCACGCGCCTGAAAGAGTCGTGGAACGAATACAGTGCCGGCATCCAGAATGTCGGCAAGACGGCCGTCCTCGAATTTGGCGTGACGGCGAAAGCGATGGCGCTGACCAGCGTGGATCTGCAATTCATCGACCAGACCAACCTGACGATTCAAGACATCGCGCGGTTCTTCAATGTGCCGACGCGCAAACTCATGCAGCCCGACACGTCGCGCGGCAGCACGATCATCATGGAAGAACAGGCTTACGTGAACAGCGCGATCTCGCCGAAGTTGGAGATGATCGAACAGAAATTCATGGTGTCGTTCGATCTCGACAAGGAAGGCCTGACGCTGGACCTGAACGAAGACTCGCTGCTTCGTGCCGATCCGCTGACGCGCTACAACCTCGGCCGTATCGGCAAATTGTCCGGTCTCATAACGACGAATGAATGGAGAAGGGGCGAACGCCTCAAACCCGACCCGAACGGCAACGTCATTATGCAGCCGGTCAATATGGCGGCACTCGGGTCGGACATGAGCGGTCAGGCGCCCGACGATGCCGGACGACCAAAAGCGGGCAACATGCCCGGCGGCGGACCGGACACGGCCGCCACGCTTAGCGACCAAGTCGCCCCCAGCGGTTAGAGGAATCAATGCAACTGCAACTCGTGGAAACTGTCACACCGTTCGACAAAAAGCGCGTCGAACGCGCGTACTGGGATTTTGTCATAAAGCGCCCTCAGTGGCGCGTTGAGAAATCGGAGGCCACGGGAAGGGTGTTCCTGACCGCCGACTTAACGGTGAGTGCGGCCGAGGCCGACGCGGTGCGCGATGACTGGCGGCAGGCGTGGACGAAGGCGCAGATGCCATGATGGACAATCCGCCGGTGGATCGGTCGCGCATGGGCGTGCTGCAAATCAGCAAGCCGGCCTTGGCAAATCTGCTGCGGCTGCCGGCCGGTATCGCGGTCGAACGGTGCAGCTACGACAGCTATCGCGAGGTCTTTCTCGTCGTGTTTGTCGGAGAGCCGATGCCGCAGATGGAGCGCGGCCTTCCGAAATCCGTCGGCATCGTCATGGAGGAAAACCGCGAAACGCCTGGGTTCCGCCGGCTGTACATGAGCTGGGAGCACCGGCCGGATGTGCGATGGCTGCATTCGATGATGCCGCTGGAGGAAGGCCCATGACGATGATCCGAAGCATTTTCCCGGCCGAGGTGACGACCGAAGGGCTACCCGACGACGAAGTCGTGGTGCGGATGAGCACGGCGATCAGGGGACGCGACGGGCACATTCTCGAGCCGGCCGGTGCGAACCTGACCAACTTCCGTGCCAACCCGGTGGTCTTGTGGGGCCACAACACCGACGAACCCGTCGGCATGGCGATGGAGATTTCGCAGCAGGCGGATTGCCTCATGGCGCGCTGCAAATTCGCGCCGGCGGGAGTGTCGACGGTCGCCGACAAGACGCGCGGCCTGGTCAAAGCTGGGATCGTGCGCGGTGTCAGCATCGGGTTCGAGATAATTGAGGCAACGCCCATCGACCCGGCAAGGCCGCGCGCGGGCCTGCACGTCACCAGCTGGGAGCTGTACGAATGTTCGTTCTGCTCGGTCCCTGTTGACACCGGCGCCGGTGTGACCGCGCGCTCATTGGAGGCAGCCGCCATGCACGACATTGCCAACGTCCGCAGCCGCATGTTGGTCGGAAGCCCGACTATGCAGGTACGCGGCCTGTATGCCGTCGGGGAGCTGGCGTGGCTGCTCGGCAACCTCGGCTACTGCCACGATTCCGCGACCTGGGAGGCCGAAGTCGAGGCGGACAACAGCCAGGTGCCAGCCATGCTCGGCGAGGCGCTGAAGACGCTGGGCGCCGCGCTGGTGGCCATGACGCAGGAGGAAGTCTCGGAGCTGCTATCGGCCAAGGGCATCGAGATCGACGACATGGGGGGCCTGCCCGGGGACGAGCGCGCCTACGTCGCCGAGGGGCTGACGCCGACGATCCGCGCCTTCCGCGTCGGGGTGGCCAGGGCGCGGCTGCGATCCGGCCGCGTGCTGAGCCAGGGCAACGCCAAGGCGCTCGGGGACGCGGCCACTCACATGCAGAAGGCGACGGATCGGGCCGACACGGCCGTTGCCGCCAACGACAAGGCCGGAAACGCACACGAGAAGGCGAGCGACGCGCACGCGGCCGCCTCGACCGCGCACGAAAAGGTAGGTGAGGCGCTGACGGCGGCCAAGGAAAGCCCCGAGGACGCGGCCAGCCACATCGCCAGGGCGGAGAAGGCCCACAAGACCCTCGGCAATAAGCTGGATGCCATTGCCGAGAACCAGGCATCCGGCGGCGACGCGCATGGCGATGCGACCGACGCGGTTGCCGGCGCGGCACGTTCGATGCGCGCCGCCACGCGCTGCATTCGCAGCGTGCTCTCGAACAGCGAAACCGAAATTCAAACGAGCGACGGAACCAACTCGGACACCACTTCCGAGAAAGACCGCGCGGATGCGGACTATCGGCGCCGGCAGATCGAATTGTACCTGCTGGCGGACGCGCCTTAGCCCACCGGCTCGCCGGTCGCCCTTATCGCCGCTTGGGCCACGGCATCCACGGAGCAAAATAAGATGACGGTCAAGATTGCGGACCTCCGCACTCAGCGCGGGGTGGTGTTCGACCAGTTCAAGGTGCTGGCGGAGCGCCAGGTGCTCACCGAGGCGGAGCGCATCGACTATACCGACAAAAAGCGGGCGCTCGCCGAGTTCGACGACCAGATCACGCGGGCAAAGGAAGCGCAGGACTTGGCTGCGACGACCGCAACGCCGGTCGCGGGGCAGACGGTGGCTGCCACCGTTGCAGACGATCCGTACACGAAAACGCGCTCGCTCATCGTCGGCGCCGCCATCCGCATGATCGGCCGCTCCGGCGGCTCGCTTGTGGATGCGCGAGATTCGGCAAAGACGCTCTATGGCGAAAGCCACCCGGTCACTCGCGCGCTCATCGTGTCGAGCGGCACGGCCGGCGGATTCATTGTGCCGCCCGACTACATGAACGAAATCATCGAATTGCTGCGCGCTCAGACGGTCGTGCGCGGCAGCAATCCGCGCAGCTTGCCGATGCCGCGCGGCACGATGACGCTGCCGTCGCAGACCAGCCCGGCCACTGCCACCTATGGGGCAGAGTCCACACCGATTGCGGCGTCGCAGCCGGCCCTCGGCCAAATCGTCGCGATGTATCGCAAGCTGACGGCGCTCGTGCCGGTCAGCAACGATATGATGAGGTATGCGGATCCGGCGGCGGATGCGTTCGTGAGGGACGATCTGGTAAAAGTGATGGCGTTGCGTGAGGATTTGGCATTCCTGCTCGGCGATCAGACCGCCGGCACGCCGATGGGGTATCTCGGGTTCGCGAATCGCTGGGTCGTGGCAAATGGCGGCACACCTGGCCTCTTTCTCACGACGTCCGCCTCGATAGCCGCAGTCAACGGTGCGGATTCGGCGTCGACGACGGGCGGCAACTTCATCACCAGCACCTATGCCTTCAATCTGGCGACGGCCGCGCTGGAACTCGGCGCGTGCCAGAACAAGCTGGACACGGCAAACGTGCCCGACTCCCGGCGCGTGTGGTTCATGTCGCCGCGAAGCAAAAACTACCTGTTCAACCTGCTCAATGCGCTCGGCGTCTATGTCTATCGCGATGAAATGGCGCAAGGGAAGCTGCTCGGCTATCCGTGGAAGACCACCACGCAGATCGGCAACAATTACAGCGATGCGGCCGGGCACACAAACTGCTCGTTCATCTTCTTGGTGGAAATGGACGAGGCGATGATTTTGGATTCCATGCAGCTGGAGTTGGCCGTCAGCCGCGAGGGTTCCTACATCGACTCCACCGGGGCCACGGTCAGCGCCTTCCAGAACGACCAGACGTTGATTCGCGCAATCAGTGAGCACGATTTTCAGATGAGGCACGATCAGGCCGTCGCCGTGCTGCAATTCGTCGCTTGGTCGCCGTCCAGCACCTAAGCGACGCCATTTTTCTCATAGGAGACCGGGCCAATGGCCGACATTCTCTCGCAACACAAGATCGGTTCTACCGTCGTCCTCAAGCGCGTGAGTGCCGACGTCGCGGTGACGGCGGGGGGCGCCGGCAACAACGTGGTCGTCACCGGCCTCGTCATCGACCGCATGGCGTTCGCCAGCGGCATGCCGAATACCGGAATACTCGGCCTCGACTACACGGCGACGCTGGGGGCGACCAACACCGTCAGCTTCGCGCACAATACCTATACGTCGCCCGACAAGGTCACATGGACCCTGTTCTATGCGGGTCCGGCTGCCGTGGCATCGACAGGCCCGACCGGAGGCGGCACCGTCACCAGCACGGTCAGCGTCCCGCTCGATCTGACGATGGCGCTGCGCTACGTCCGCATCGACTTCACGCCGACCATGTCGGCGGCGAACACCGACACCGCCAATGTTATCGCGATTGGCGCCTTCGGCGGCTTCAGCGTGTTGCCCGCGCCGCGCGCAGCATGAGGCCGGGCGACACCCCGCGTCCCGGCATGATGCTCGTCACGATGACGCGCGACATGCGCCCGTGGCAGGCGGGTCACGATGTTCTGCTGCCCAAAGCGGTTGCCGAAAAGGCCATCGCCGAGGGAGCAGCCGTGCCCGCTGCCACGGCGCCCGCGCAAACGGCGGAGGATAAGCCGCCCGCCCGCTATCTCACGCGCGCGAAGAAACGCAAGTGATACTAACCACCGTCCTTCTGCATGCGGCGAGCTACCTGCTCACCGACCTGCCGACGGTAAAAGATGAGCTGTCGATCGACGCGGAAAACGTGGCGAGCGACGTATTCCTGAACCGCCAGATCGCGATTGTCAGCGAAGACGTGGCACGCTACTGCAACCGCGTTTTCCCCCTCGAAACGGTGCAGGACACCGTCTATCCCGACCGCGACCCCTACCCGTATCAGGTGCCGGGCGGCCTGTTTCCGCTCCAGCTCTATCGCTGGCCGGTGGCGGCAGACGGCCCGACCTTGCCGACGATCCTGGATACCCCAAGCGGCCTGGTGCTGCCGTTCGCCAGCACGACCGGGGTCAACGTCGGCATGCCGGTCTGCGTGCCGGACCCTCCGGGCACGCCGCAACAACTCATCCTGGCGCCCGGCTCGTTCGTCGTCTCGATCCTTCCCAACGTCTCGGTGACAATCAACAAGCCGACGCTCGACGATGTGCCGGCGGGCAGTCTCGTCGCGTTCGGGACGTCGGTGCATACCGGCGATCCACCGTCGCCGGCCAAGGTTTTGACGCCCGGGCTCAACTTCGTCTCGGACCTGCGCTGCGGCCAGCTGACCCGCATGAATCCGTTCATCAATTACCCGATGCGCTGGGATGCAGTGACCACGTACGTCACCTATCAGGCCGGGTTTGCGACTATTCCGCACGATCTGGCCGGCGCCGTGCTGCGCATCATCACCGGGCGGTTCAAAGGGCGCGGCCGCGATCCGCTGCTGAAAAGCATGGATCAGGCGCAGATCGGCAGCCAGACTTGGTGGGTCGGCGGCATTCCAGGCCAGCATGGCTCCTTTCCAGAGGAAATCGCCGACGTGCTCTCGCGCTATCGCGTTCCCGTGGTGCTGTAGATGGAATTTGGCATCGCCCTGACCGGCGACCGCGAGGTTGTGCTGCGGTTCCAGCAATTCCCGAAAATGGCACACGACCGGCTGCTGGTCGCGATGAAGGACATCGAGATGCGGCTGGAGGCGGCAGTCAAATCGCAGATGCCGAAAAAGAGCAGCAAGATGCTCGGCCAGACCGGCGGGCGCGTCTACGACCACGACAATCGGATTGCTGCCGTCGTCGGCGTGCGCGCGCCGGACCAGAACGACGCGCTCAAAGCGCAGGCGCTCGAATTCGGCTCGCACAAGACGTTCACCGTGCGCGCGCACCAGATGAAGCTGGATCACTTCTGGCACCTTGCCATTTCGCCCATCGACGTGACCGTCAAGCGGGATGGAGTCGACGGAGCGCGCAAGACCAACCTGCCCGCGTTGCGCTTCCTGCGCGGCCCGCTGCACGCGCTCGAAGCGCAGGCCGTGCAGCAGATGCAGGAAGCCATCGACGCCGCCGCACAGGACGCCCTCGGCTGACCAGAGACGATATTATCGACGCGCTGTTCAACCAGCTCACCGCGTCGGGCGTCTTCGTGACCACCGGCAAGCGCCTGATCTTGTGGACTCTGGTGGCGGATCAACCGGCGCTGTTCCTGCGCTATGTGCGCGACAGCTATCCGCCGCGCCCGACGCGCATGCCGTCGAAGGTCACGATGGAGTTCGAGGTTTGGTTGTACAGCGACGTGGGCAAGAACCCGAACGTCGCGCCCGCCGAAGCCATGAGCCGCCTGCTCGATGCCGTCGAAGACTCGCTTGTTCCAAGGCCGGCGTTCGACGCCCTCACCCTCGGCGGCATGGTCACAGATGCGTGGATTGAGGGCGTGATCGACATTCACCCCGGCGACTTGGACGGCCAGGCCATCGCCATCGTGCCGGTCAAGGTGCTCGTCCCGAGCATCAAAGGCAGCTAACCCAAAGGATTTTTCCGCATGGCTGTCGCACCCGTTTCCGTCTATGCCAACGAAATCAGCTTCGGGTCAGGAACTCTCATCGCCACGCCAACCGGCCAAGGCGGTCTCACGACGCCGATCAAATTCGGCATCCTGCAAGACGTCGCGCTGGACTTCACCGCCGACCTCAAGGAACTGTACGGGCAGAATCGCTATGCGGTCGCGCTCGCGCCCGGCAAAACCAAGATCGAGTTGAAGGCGAAATTCGCGGCCATCTCGGGCGTGCTGTTCAATACGCTGTTTTTCGGGTCGCCGCAGACCGCGACGCAAACGATGTATCAGGACAGCGAGTTGGTGACGGTGCCGGCAACCGGCGCCGCCACGGTGTCGTCCGCGCACGCGAGCGTGTTCGGAGCGGATCAAGGGGTTTACTACGATCTCTCGGGCCAGCAGCTCGCCAGCGTGTCCGTGCCGGCCGCCGCCGGGCAGTATTCGGAGGCAAACGGCATCTACACGTTCGACACGCTGGATGCGGGCGCGCTGATGTATCTGAATTACACCTATCAGACGACCAGCGGCGTGCAAATCCCGCTTCCGAACCCGTTGATGGGAATCGGGCCGACATTCGGCGTGATCCTGGCACAAACCTTCGATGGCAGGCAGGCAACCTACGTTTTCCCGAATTGCCAAGCCTCCAAGCTGTCCATGCCGACCAAGCAGGACGATTTCACGATTACCGAGGTGGATTTCATGGTGGCGGCAAATCGCACCGGCGTCGTCGGCTACCTGAACACCAGCCTATGAGCGATCCCATCGTCGTCAAGATTGGTGGCAACTCCGTCGAACTCCCGCTCGTGATGAACTTCGCGCAGCTTGAGCGGGTCTGGCCGTCGATCAAGATTCTCGCATCCAGCACCGATTCCGCCGAGCGCATCGCAGCCGGTGTCGCGTTTGCCGCCGGTGTGCTGCGCGAGACGGCGCCCGAGTGGACGGTGCCGAGAATCAAGGCGGAACTCCGGGTTTCACGCATCGGAGGCGCCAGCGAAGCGGCGGAACTGCTCGACCGCGTGCGAGAGGTGATGATCGGGTCGGGGCTTGTCATACCGGGGGAAGACGACCCGCCGGAGCCGGTGCCAGCCGCTCCGCCGGGGACGACGAGCTAGACCTCGAATACATCGTGGCGGAGCTGGCAGCCGCCGGAATGGAGGGAGGATCGCCCATGCTGATCTGGCAGCGATGGACGCTGCCGATGTATTACGCGCAGCTTCGCTATTGGGGCGACCATCCACGCGAGGCACATCTGCTGCGCTTGCTGGCATCGGTCAAATTCAAGCTGCCGAAAGCGAGCAAAACGCCGAAGCGCACGGCGGTTGCCGCGCCGATAGACCTGACGGACCTGAAAACGCCGCTGACGCCGGCCGAGTTGCGCGCGCTCGGCATGAAAGGGCAGAAGATCAACTAAAATGGCCGGTCCATCCGTCTCGATCACCGCCGACGCCACCAGCCTGCGCGCGCAGATTGCGCTCGCGCAGCAAGACCTCAAGACGTTCACCTCCGCGCTGAATAAGACCGCGAAAGAGGTGCAGGGCGCGGCCGTCGTCACCGACGCGATGACGCAGTCGTTGGGCAAGAACGCGGCCGGTGCCAACGCGGCGACGGCTGCCATCTCCAGCCTGAAAAATCAGTTGGCCGCCGCGCAGGCCGCCGCCAGAGCTGCCGCCGGCGGACTGGATGAAACGGCCAACAAGGCGCACGGGGCTGCCAGCGCCGGAACCGCCGTCACCCGCGAGTTTTTCGTCATGGGCGACGAGGTATTGAGGGGCAATTTCTCCCGGATTCCGGGCTCGATGCTGGTGCTGGCAGAACACATGGGCGGGGTGCTGACGGCCGTCACGGCCATGTCGGGAGGATTGCTTGTCGGCGTGGCTGCCGCTGGCGCGCTGGTAGGCGCTTTTGCCATCCTGATCGTGCGCGCGTACGAGGCCCAGAAGGCGCTCACGGCCGTTTATATGGCCGCGTTGCTGCAAGGGCGCGATGCTATCGCGGCGCAGAAGATGGCAAGTTCCGGCGCCGAGACCATGCAGAAGGTCGGCAACGTCAGCGCCTCCACGGCCCAAACGCTTAGCAATACCATCGCGACGATCCCGGCCCTGTCGGATGCTTCCAGAGCCGCGCTAATGGGCTTGGCGCCCGCGTTGAACCAAGTGCTGCATGCGGGCGATGCTTCGGAGACGGCGAAGTCTCTGGAATCGATCTTCCGCACGACCAGCAGCCTCAAAGCCTTCGCCACTGAGAACAAGTTGCTGATCGGCGGCCAGAAAGAAGCCTTCGACGCGGCGGAGAAAGCCGGGGACGCATATGCCGCGCAGGGCATCGCCATCGACGCGCTGAAGGCACGCATCGGACCTGGCTACGACGAGTGGATACAGAAGACGAAGGATTACAAGCAGGCGTTGGCCGAGTCCGGTCAGGAGGGCGACCTGACCCCAATGGGGGTTGCCGTCAACGCGCCTCCGACGCCGCCCCCAATGATGTCACAGACCGGAATGCGCGCCGAGAGCGACGAGACGGTCCGCGCCGAAGAAGTCCGCAACCGATATAACGCGACCTTTAGGGAGTCCGCGCTTCTCACCTCCGACATGGCCAATCTGCAAAAGCAGTTGGCCGGGGCCACGACGACCGAGCAGCAGACCGAACTTGCCGCTCTCATCAAGATCAACCAGGCCAAGCAGGATGGCCTGAAGCCCGCCGGCGATATGTCGTGGGCGCAGCAGATCGGGGATGCAGCACAGCAGGCCGGATACAAGGCGGAACAGGCCGCCGCGAGCAGCGGGGCCAAGCGGCTCGCCATCACCGAGGCGGAGCAGAAGGCGGAGGCCGCGGTCTATCTGGCAGCCTCGAAGGACATGACCCGCACCGACGCGGAGCGGGCGGAGATGGGACACAGGGCCCTCGAACTGCAAATGGGCCTCATCAAAGAGGAAGCCGCAGGCAGGACGGTCGCCAACAAGAAGTCCAACGAGGAAGTCGTGGCCGGCTACGACGCGCAGATTGCCGCCGCGCGCGGAAACCTCACGCTGATTATGGCCATCGAGACGGAGAAACTGAATTTCCTGAAGGGCGCCTATGGTGCCGCCAGCGTCGAGTATCTGCGCGCGCAAACCGTGATGGCGTCGATCGAGAGGGAGGAGACTCAGCGCGAGATCGAGGAAGCGAAAACCGCCGGCACCGGCGCGATCAACGACCGGAAAGCCGAACTGCAACTCGAACTTGCGCTGCGAAAGACGACGAAAGAGCAGGAGTTGCAGGCCGAACTTGCGTTCGTCGAAGCAACCGATAAGGCCACCCTGGCATCGGTCGATGCGCTGGTTGCGTCGCTGGCCCAGGGAACGCAGGCCTACACATTGGCAATGACGGATCGCCGTCGAATGGCCGTGCAGTTCGCCACCGAAGAAACTCGGCTGCGGGCGCAGCAGGTTGCGGACGAAATGGCTGCCGCGCAGAAAAGGGTGGCGCCCTATCAGCAGGCCTTCGAGAAAATGACGTCTGGCTACAGCACCATGATCGAGGGGCTGATGGCCGGCACGACGACGTGGAAGCAGGCGGAGCAAACCGCGTTCAAGGACATGGTCGGCGCGTTCCTGGACATGACCGAACAGATCCTGTCGAAGTGGGCGGCAGCCCTGGTGATGAAAGAGGCGCTGAACATGACCGCCGACGAGATCATGGTGGCCCAGGATACGACTGCCGGCTGGTCGGCCATCTTTATGAAGATCGCCTCGCTCGACAGCGGCACGAGCTACGTCCCGCACGACATGGTCGCCACCATCCACCAGGGCGAGATGGTCGTGCCGCGATATGACGCGGATATGATACGAGGCGGCGGGGGCGGCGTCGGCCACACCTTCAATTACGCGCCGACGATCAACGGAAGCGGTCCGGGCGTCGAGCGGGCGGTACGCGGGACCGGCGAGGACATGCGGCAGTACATGCAACAGATGATGCGCAACGGGCAACTGTCGCTGCCCGGCCGGCAAATGAACCCGCATTGATGCCGCCGCTGTTCCCGTGGTTGCTGGCCGGGTTTTCGGTCGTCAAACGGCCGCAGGCAGGCGCGACCCTCGTGCAGACGGCAGGCAGCGGGCGCCAGATACGCGCCGGCATGTGGACGTATCCGACCTGGCAGTGGGACATCAGCTGGGAATACCTGCCGGATGCGCAGGCAAACGGCTGGACATTGAACGATTTTCGCTCGCTGATCGGGTTTTTCCTGGCCCAATCGGGCGGCTACGGCGCGTTCCCGTTCAAGGATTTGGGCGAGGATGCGGTGACGGCCCAGCTGCTCGGCACGGGCGACGGAAGCACGACCACGTTCACCCTGGTCAAGACCTTCGGGATGAGCGGGTTCGCGGGCACGGAGCCCATCGGCTACCTCGACGACACGCAGCCGATGCAGTTCTCGGTCGCCGGCATCGCCGCCGCGTTCACCGTCAACACCGCGCGGCCGGGCTACCAGCAGGTCGTGTTCGCGGCTGCGCCTGCGGCGGGCGCCGCCATCATCGGCAGCTTCGCATTCGCCTATTGCTGTCACATCAAGGGCGACGAAATCGACTTCGAGGAAATCATGTCCCATCTCTGGGCGCAGAAGAAAATGACGCTGGAAAGCGTCAAGGCCTGATGCGCAGCACGACGCCCGCGCTCGCCGCTTTCCTCGCCACGCGGCCGACGATGCTCTGGGTCTGCGATCTGTTCTCGTTCACGCTGGCGAGCGGCGCCGCGCTGAATTATGCCAGCGGCGATGCCGACGTGAATTATGCAGGCAAAACGTGGTACGCCACCGGCGCGCTCTCGGTGGACCGCTCGACGTGGTCGGGAAAAGACACGCTCGATATTCCCACCATGGAAATCACCATTTCCAGCGACGGCACCGATTTCGGCGCGACCAACTTCAAGACCATGCTGCACAATGGCGGTTTCGACGGCGCCTCCGTGCAGCTCGACCGCGCGATCGGCGCGGAGCCGGGGATTCCGCTCGGCCTGGTGACGCTGTTCGCCGGGCCGATTGGCGCCATCACCCTCGGCGCGCTGACCGCCAAGATCACCGTCAAGGGCTGGACGGTCGTGCTCCAGCAGTACATGCCGCGAAACGTCTATCAGACGGCATGCACGCACTCGCTGTATGACGCGAATTGCACTGTCAACCGCGCCGCGCACACCGCGACGAACACGGTGCTGGCCGCCGTGCGCAATACCATCGGCACCAACCCGAACAGCTGGATTCTGCCGGGCGGCGCGACTGCGCCCGTGGCCAACCTCATCGGTGGCACGCTGACCATCACCAGCGGCGTCTCGGCCGGCGCGCGCCGCACAATTATCGCGGCGGTGCCGACGGCGGTCGGCTTTACCTACCCGCTCTATGCGATCCCGGCGCCCGGCGACACGCTGACCTGCACGTATGGCTGCGACAAGACGGCTGCCACCTGCGCCGCCAGGTTCGGCAATCTCCAGCACATCCGCAGCTTTCCGTTTGTGCCGCCGGCGGAGAAGGGGATTTGAGCGAGCCGGTGCCGCCTCCGTTCATTCCGTTGCCGGCGCTGGACCCGGGCAGCGTGACGCCGTCGCAAGAACGCGCCCTGCGCAACGCGATCATCAAGGAGGCCCTGTCCTGGGTCGGCACGCCATACGCGCAGCAGGCGGCGGTTAAAGGCGCGGCCGTGGACTGCGTCATGCTGATGGTCTCGGCCATGGTCGCCGGCGGCATTTTGCTCCCGTTCGACCCGCGTCCGTACCCGCCGCTGTTCCATTTGCACCGGGACGATGAACGCTATCTCGGCTGGCTGACCGCCATCGGCAACGAGGTGGCCTCGCCGCAACCGGGAGATTTCGTGTTGTGGAAGTTCGGGCGCGTCTACAGTCATGGCGGCGTCATCATTGCGCCCGGCGTGGTCTGCAACGCCTCCAGCCTGCACCGTCGCTGCACGACGAACGACATGGGCGAGGCGTGGCTTGCCACCATGCGCCAGCGCGGCGTGACGGTCGCGCGACCGCGCAAGTTCTTTGACGCCTTCGTATCGCTGCGGGTGCCGCATGGTTAGCAGCCTGATGGGCGGAAGCGCCGCCAAGACGATCACAAAATACACGGGGCTCCAGCTGCAAACGTCGGCGCAGGGGCTTGTCATCCCCATTGTGTGGGGCGCCAACGTCATCGCCGCAAACTTGATCTGGATGAACGACTTTCAGGCGCACTCGAAGGGCGGCGGGAAAGGCGGCGGGAAAGGCGGTGGCGGCAAGGGTGCTACGTCATACACGTACTCGGCGGCTGTGATCCTCGCGTTGTGTGAGGGACCGATCCTCACCATCGGCGTGATGTGGTCGAACGGCGCGCTGGAGGATCTGACCGGGCTCAATCTGTCGCTGGAAAACGGCACGGCGACGCAGACCGCGCCTGCCTGGATTGAGAGCAATTATGCGTCCGAGGCGATGCCTTATGCGTACACGGCGTTCCTGTTCTCGTCGTACTACAACCTCGGCTCGGCCGCATCGCTGCCCAGCGCGAAATTCGAGGTGGTCTGCTACTCCGGCGTCAACCAGTTCGGCGAAAGGACGACATCGGACACGCCGGCCGGATCGACCGTAATCCACTTCAGCGACACCAGCCTCGTGCGCGTCGGCATGCCGATCATGCAAGTGGGCGCCGGCAGCATCCAGGGCGGCACGACAATCGTCTCGATTGCGCCCAACGCCAGCGTCACGATTTCGCTGCAAACGTTGCTGGACATACCATCCGGCGTCCCAATCATCATCGGCTACGAAGATGCGAATTTCGCCTTCATCATCAACGATTTTCTGACCAACCCGCAATATGGCGTGCTCGGGTTTCCGGTTGCGAGCATCGACCCGGTTTCGTTCGCGCTGTTCAACACATACTGCCTGGCGCAAGGGCTTTTCGCCTCGCCGGCGCTGATCGCGCAGGAACAGGCGCTCACCACGCTGCAACGCTGGTGTGCGCTCTGCAACACATGGATTTTCTGGTCGGGCAACGCGTTGAAATTCGTGCCGTTGGGCGACGCGGAAATCACCGCGAACGGCGCCACGTACACGCCGATCACCACCATTGTCTACGACCTCGATCTCGACGACTTCCTGTTCGATCCGAAGTCCGAGGCGCCCATAACCGTCATGCGGATTGATCCAGCCGACGGCTACAATCGCGTCCAGCTGGATTGCAAGGACCGCGCGAACTCGTACGCCGACGCCCCGGTCTATTGGGAGGATCAGGCGCTTATCGACCAGTACGGCCTCTTGCAAAGCAACACGGTGTCGGCGCCGGAAGTGTGCGATCTCGGCATCGGCGCGGTCATGGCCGCGCTCATCGGCCAGCGCAGCAGCTTTCAGCGCAACACCTATTCGTTCAAGCTGCCACTGACCTTCATCCTGTTGGAGCCGGGCGACCTGCTCACGATCACCGATCCGATCCTGGGCCTGGAGGCGGTGCCCGTGCGCGTCCGAACCGTCGACGAGGACGCCTCGATGGTGCTGACTGTCGTAGCCGAGGAATACACCGGCACTTTGGGGCAGGTGCTCTATGCGCGACCGCAGACGTCGGCCAGCAGTCCGCCGCCGGTCAGCACGTCGGTCGATCCCGGCCCGGTCAATGCGCCTTTGATCGTGGAGCCGGACCTGAGCGTGACCGGCGGCCAGTCGCAGATTTGGATAGGTGCGAGCGGCGGACGCTGGTGGGGCGGGGCGGACGTCTATCTGTCGGCCGACTCCGAGACGTACGCGCTGGTGGGCACCATCACGGCCGCGACGCAGCAGGGCGTGCTCCTGGCGGCACTGCCGGCCCAGCCGGACCCCGATCTGGCCGACATCCTCCAGGTCGATTTCACCGAGAGCCTGTCGGTCCTGTCTACGGCGGTGGCGCAGGCCGACGCGGATGCGCTGCGCACGGCGTCGCTGATCGACAGCGAAATCGTCAGCTACGGCACGGTCACGCCGACCGGGCAGTACGCGGCCAACCTGACGTATCTGCGGCGCGGCGGCTACAGCACCACGACGGCCGCGCATCTGGCCGGCGCCGCGTTCTCCCGAATCAACCCGGCCACGGTGTTCTCGTACCCGCTGCCGACCGCGTATGTCGGCAAGGAAATCTGGATCAAGCTGGCGAGCTTCAACACCTTCGGCAGTGCGGCCGAGAGCATCGCCGACGTCGTCGCGTACAGCTACACGCCGGCCGGCGCCCCCAACCCGGCCGGGTCGCAGCTGCTCCCGCTGGTCAACGGCGACACGCCGGCCGCGTTCATCATTACGCCGGCAGGGCAGCTTGTCTACACACCCTCGGTCTCATGGAATAACCAAGTGTCTGACACGCTGATCGTGCAATATCTGACGCTCGGGACGCACGCGGCGCGGCCCGCGTCGCCCTCGATCCCGGCCGGCGGGACGTGCCTGTACGCCGAATCCGACACGGGGCAGAGTTTCGTGTGGTCCGGGTCCGGCTGGACGCAGATCGGCGCGGGCACGCCGCTGGTCATCGAGGCGGCCGGGGCAGTGCAGGCCGCCACGACCCTCAATTTCGCGAGCAGCCTGACGGCCACCCTGGCGGGCGGCGTGCTCACCATCGCCGTGCCCGCGCCCGCGATCACCTACGGCAACCTGCCGGCCGAACTGTCGCAACTGCCTGTCAGTTTCGCGTTTCCGGGCGCGGCCGCCGCCGGAGCCACGCTGAATTTCGTCGTGCCGAGCGCGCTGACCGTGCCGGCCAACCTGGCGGGCCTGGTGGTCTATGCCGGCACCGCGCCAACCGGCGCCGTCGCGCTGACCGTCAAGCACATCGCCGGCGGCACCACGACCACGCTGGGGACCGCGACGCTGGCGGCCGGGTCGCACACGACGACCACGCTCTCGACGCAGGCCGGCGCCTCGCTGGCGGCCGGGGACGTGCTGCAAGTCGCACTGCCCGGCACCGCGGACGCCACGCTCGCCGACCTGTCGATCTCCGTCGTCACGGGGAGGGTCTGATGGCGCTTTATGCGTTCGATGGGTTCGACCACTACGGCAACTATACGTCCAATGGAGGCGATATGCTGTCGCGCAGCGGGCGGCTGATCTGGACGGGCAATCCCTCGCTGAATGGATCGTCGGTCGGCCGCGCGGGCTACGGCAAATCCGTCTTTTTCTCATCGGGCGGCCTCGGGCTGATCGGCGTGCTGGCCAGCCAATTCACCCATTTTTTCGCCGGCTTCGCCCTCCAAATGACGCAACCCGGAAACGTCAGCGTCGCGTTTCTGGATATGACGGCGGGAAGCGGCGGCACGATCCAATTCAGCCTGGTATTCAATTTTACCACCGCGACAATCCAGATTTTCAACGGGGCGGGCGCAATGCAGATATCGTCCGCCGCAGGAGCCTTCACGCCCACCCTGTTCAACTATGTCGAGATCGGCGCTGTCGTCGCCGCGTCGGGGTCGGTCACGGTACGCATCAACGGGGTGCAGGTTCTCACGGTAGCGTTCGACACGGTGGCGAGCGCGAATACCTGGGTCAACGGAATGTCGTTCTCGAACATCGGCGGCGGCAGCGGAAATCAATACGCGCTCGACGACCTCTATTGGTGCGACAACACGACAGGGCCGGGCGCCAATCCGATGAACACGTTTCTCGGCGATGTTGCCGTGGAAACGCTCTATCCGGCCAGCAACCACGCGGTCAGCTGGACGCCGCTCGCCGGTACAAACTGGCAGGAAATCTCCGAGACCGGCATGGACGCGGACACGACGTACAATGCGACGGCGACGGTGGCCAACGTGGACACGTTCAATTTCCAGTCGCTTCGCGCGGCGACGAATCAGGTGCTCGCGGTGCAGGTGGTCGGCGCCTACCGCAAGGACGACGCCACGGCGCGCGTCGTGCAGCAGCGGGTGCTCAGCGGCGCCGTGGTCGGGCAGGGCACCGCGCTCTCGATCCCGACGACATACACGTATGCGGTCGATGTGTTCGTCGAAGACCCGAACACGGCGGCCGCGTGGACCGTGGCGGGTGTCGACGCGCTCCAGGCGGGATATGAGCTGACCGCCTGAGCCATGGCCGGGCGCGTCTCCCAGCTTGTCGTCGAGACGATCAACGGCGCTGCTGCGAACCTGCGCGCGTCGCAGTTGGTCGTGGAAGTCATGGTCGGCGTCAACGGCCATCTGCGCGTGTCGCAGGTTGTCGTCGAGACGCTGGTCGGCATTGCCTCGCACGCGCGCGCAAGCCAGGTCGTGGTCGAAGTTCTCTACGTCATCCCGCTGCTGCCGGCGGTGACGCTGCCGCTGGTGTTCCCGGACCTGCCGGGAATCAGCTGGCCCGTCATTATGCGGCCCACATTCAAGAGTGCGGAAGCCACGTCGGCGGCGAGCGGGCGCAGCAAGCGCGTCACCTTCAGCACATGGCCAATCTGGGAATGGGATATCAG